CAGGTAAAGATCCACAATGGGATGGTTCTTCTATTTTTAGAAATGCATCTATTGCGGGTTGGAATACTTATTTAAGGAATTTAGCACATACTAATTTAGACGACACAGTTTATACTTCAGCATATGCTACTCAACGTACTAGTGATAGTTTTGCTAATCATGCGAGTAATACAGGAAATACTTCCACTACAACTATAAATATGTTAAGTGATAGTGGTAATGGTACGTTTGCTAAATTATATTGGAATAGCGGTGATCATACTAATTCTCGTGGTATTAAAGTTACTTATGATAAATCTGCTAATACATTGACTGGTATTTGGGTAGGTAATAGTAATTCCGCATGTACAGGTTCACCAACTTTAAGTATTACTAATGTACCAACTAGTGGACGTGTTTTAGTTTTACAAGGTGCTGTACATACTGGTGGTGGGGTTAGTGCAAATTATTGTACTATATCTAACACTGGTTATGCAGAGAGTAATGGTACAGTAAGTAGTACAACAACTAATGCAACTGGTAATTATATAAGTAATGCAATAATTGCAGCTTCTACTATTACTAAAATGGGTGCTGTAATAACTTATACAGATACTTCAGGAACAAATACATTAAATACAGATATTAAATTATATTTATCTTCTGATGGTGGTTCTAATTGGACACAAGCAACTCTTGCAGCATTACCAGATTTTTCAACTGGAATTAAGCAAGCTAAAGCTAATGATGTAACAATAGCAACTGCTCAAGGTACTAGTTTAAAATATAAAATAGAATTTGCTAATCAATCTGCAGGTTCAAAAGTGGCACGTATAAATGGTGTATCACTTCAATTCTAAATAAATAAAAAGAGGAGTTTCAAATGGCAGCAACCGTTATAGCAATCACTAAAGGAAGATATTCAGAAGAAGTTACAGGTACCTTTGATGGTGCTGATGTTTGGGGTACTGGTGCATTAAATTTACCCAAAGGTACTACTGCTCAAAGAACAGCTTCTCCTGAGACAGGTGATATGCGTTATAATATTACGACAAATGAATTCGAAGGTTACTCAGGAGCATCTCCTGCTTGGGGAGGCTTAGGTGGCGGAGGTGCTACTGGAGCTAGCAGTAATGCTGTATTCTGGGAAAACGATCAGAATGTCACCGGTAATTATACTATAACAAATGGTAAAAATGCAGGAACATTCGGTCCTGTTACCGTAGATGCTGGTGTCACAGTAACTGTGGGCGCTGGTGAAACATGGACAATTGTATAAATTATGCCAATAGCAATAGACGGAAATGGTACCATTACAGGTATCTCAACAAGTGGCATAAATGTCACAGAATCTATTACCGCACAATCGTTAGGTAATGGAGCAATAATTCAAGTAGCACATGTACGTAAATCAGATACTTGGACTGCATCCACAGCAGAAGGTGCATTTAGTTCAATAATCACTGGATTAACTCAGTCTTTTACATGTAGTAGTGCATCAAATAAAGTTTTAATTTTAGGCTGCCTTCATGTAGAAAACCCTGTTGGAGGTGGTTGGGGTGCTGGTGCTGTATTAACAGCTGATGGTAGTGATATCACTGCTTCAGTTGGAGATACTAGAGGTAGTAATAGAGTCCGATTGACTGGGCATATGCCAACGAACTACTTAGGCGGCCCATTACAAATTGAATATCTTCATTCTCCATCTTCTACAAGTGCAGTTACATATGGAGTAAAACTTTGGAACGGTCATACATCTACACAAACGATGGCTTTAAATCATGGGACTTCCTGGTCTTCAGATACAAATAATGACTTTACTTGTGCTTCAAGTTTTACATTTATGGAGGTAGTAGCATGAGTAACGTAAAACTCGTACACAGTACTGGAAATGGAACAATTATAGCTGCACCAGCTGCTAATCCATCTTCTAATATAACTTTAAAAGTACCATCAACAACTGGAACTGCTGGACAAGCTCTCAAAGTTGCTTCTGCTAATCACAGTTCAACAAATGCAGAACTTGAATGGGGAGGTATTGGTAAGGTTCTTCAAGTTGTATCGACGACAAGAACAGATACTTTTTCAGAAGCAAGTATAGATGAAGGAGATCATAGTGGTGCCGCAATAAGTGTATCAATTACACCAACTGCAGCTTCAAGTAAAGTTTTCGTTATAGCTTCTTTAAATATTGGTTTAGATACTGATAATGAAATAAGTTTTGCTTTTTTTAGAGGTGGAAGTATTCTTACTGGTATCATTGGTGATGCTGCTGGAAGTAGAACAAGAACAAGTTTTGGTGGAAAATGTGAATCATCTTCAGCTACAGAAAATCTTTCAGGTTTCTACTTAGATTCACCATCAACTACAAGTGCTACAACTTATGATTGCAGACTTTCGCATGGACATAATGGAGGAAATAGGACTATGTACTTAAATAGATCACATAGTGATACTGACGCAGACCAAGATTCTAGATTTGCTTCTACAATTACAGTTGTGGAGATTGGAGCATGAGTACATTACAAGTAACAGATCTTACCCATGTAGGCAATACAGGTACATCTAATATTGTATTAGATAGTTCAGGTAATGCTACAATTAATGGTAACTTAACAGTAACAGGTACATCACCTGGGATTGCACAAACAGTTGGCACTTGGACTCCTTCAGATGCTTCTGGAGCAGGTTTAAGTTTTTCAACTGCTGTAGGTCATTATGTATTGACAGGTAAAATATGTACGGTATTTTGCCATACAGTTTGGCCATCAACATCAAATGGTAGCCAAGTAGCTATCGGTGGATTACCTGCAACAGTTAAGAATATAGATGGTTCTACAGGGTGGGATATGTGTGGTGGTTCAGGTCGTGTAACAGTCTCAGGTCCAAACGTTAACTATGCTTTGACAGCAAGAGGTGTAAAAAACACAACTACTGTTAAAATATGGAATAATAGAGGTGATACTGCATACCCTAATAGTACCCAAGGTGCTAACCCTAGCGGCACACCAACTGCTGGAGGAATTTTACAATTTTCTCTTACTTATCAAGTCGAATAACACACAAAACAAATTTTAATTACAATTATGACATTAGATCATCCAGCAATTTATGAAGCCTATTCAAATGTAACATGGGTTGACGATAAAAAAGGTGCTCATGATAAAGACGGTAATAAAATAACTCTTGATGATGCAAAAGTAGCTGCAGCACGTAAGGCACTTGATGATGCTGCGGCTGCAATTAAGTATAAATCAGATAGAGCTGCTGAATACCCTTCATGGCAAGACCAACTAGATAAAATATACCATTCAGGTATAGATGCTTGGAAAGTAGATATTAAAGCAGTTAAAGATAAATATCCTAAGCCTTAAATACCTAATTAATGTCTATTAACTTCCCACGCCCTAATCTACCTACACCTTTAGATATTCCTCAAATGTATCTAAAACAGCCTACAGCAGATGTTCCGGCTTATAAGCCTATATTCATCCCACCAAGTGATTTGGAGCGTCCAGAGGGTACACAGAAGGCGAAGGAGAAGGAAACGACAGAACAACCACCTAAACCTAAATTAGAAATACCTGTATTAGATATACAAATGCCACTCCCTACAGCAGAAGTAATGGTTACCGCTGTTACTGCTGCTTTAGGTGCTGTAGCTACCACTACATTGGCACAACCTTTGTTTGAACAAATTAAGAAATTTGTAACGAAACAGCTAAACAAACGCATTGAAGCATGGAAGAAAAAAAAGAAGGAGAAACTAAGAAGGGACTCCTTGGCAAACTAAAAGATGCCGCTGAAGACCAAGAACACCAAATCCAGATTCTTGGAACATTCGTCAGGCTTGGCGTTGTGGTTTGGTCCGGCTTCATAATAACAATGAATTACATAGAATTACCTATGATAAAGAAAGCTGGTAACTCCGATATCACGTTCGTGGCTTCGGTGTTTACTGGTGCATTAGCCACTTTTGGCTTGTCTACTGGTAATTCTAAAGATAAAGGAACACCCGTCAATTGTCCTATGGCTAAAAAGAAGGAAGAATGAACAAATGGTTATTACTCTTCCTACTAGCATCACCCATGGTAGCGAGAGCCGAATTAGTGACCCCACAGTTCACCCAAGGGTCGATGAACTCAACGACAACAACAACTCAAGATATAGAAGAAGATATAACGATAACGACTTACGGATCAGCATTGAACAAATGGTCTGGGGACAACATAACCCATACCTCAACTTCATCAGGAGGTATTGTGGATTCAGATTCAGTCTTCACGCTAACAACTCCTGGCTCAGATTTCTCACTAGAGATAATCACAAGGGCCGCAAGTCAGGTCCTAGAAGTAACCGAAATCGAAAGAACAATCGAAACTACTGCTACCACTACCTCCTTATCGGTATTTTCTCAATAGGGTTACCTGCTTATGCAGAACCAGAAGTACAGAATACCTCAAATCCAGTTGCTGCTGCTACTGGTAACGTTACAAACCAAGCTGTACAATTTCAAAACAATGGAGCTCCCAGCCGACAATTATTAGGTCCAAATGTCAGTTGTAATGGTGCAACTATGACTTTTAGCCCATTCTATATGGGTAATCATGTCACACCATTCGATGATGTCATGGATCAACAGAGCTATACTGTCAGTGAAAACTGGGGAGCACAGATTAATTTCATGGTACCATTAGATGGTTCTATGATTGAAACTTGTAAAGCACTAGGTAAAAGACAATTAGAAAAAATGGCTCTGGACTATGAACTAGTTAGAGCTAAAGAATGTGCAGCATTACAACAGAAAGGTTTCATGATACGTCCTGGTACAAGAGTATACCATATGTGTAGTGATATCATTCCTATTGCTGCATTTAAAAAACAAGTTGCTGAAGCACAAGCTAAAGCATTACCACCGCCACCACCTAAAAAATGGTGGCAAAAACTCAACCCACTTAATAAACAATGATCACATTAATCAAGCCCATCCTTTTCGCCTTCTTGAAGTCAGATTCAGTAAAGAAGCTAGTAGTAGATTTATTAGAAGCTTATGTTGCTAGAACTGATAATAAATTAGATGATCAGGCACTTAAAATTGTAAAAGAAAAACTATTCTCATAATGGCTAAAGCCACAGAAGAGCAGTTTAATGAACTGCATAACCTTGTCACTACTGAATTCCTTAAAAGAGTTCGTAGTGGTGAGGCAACCACACAAGATCTTAAAGCAGCCTGTGATTGGTTGAAAACTAATGACATTAGTGGAGTTGCTTATAACGGTAGTCCTTTAGAACAATTAAGCAAACTTATGCCTACAGTAGACCCTGATTTAGTAAATAGGAGGCTTTATGGTAGCAAGATATGCTAATGGTAATCGAAAAGCACAACAAAAGGCTTATAATAAAACCCCTCATGGTAAAAAACTTAGAGTTAATGCCAATAGAGCTGATAGAAGATCTAAACGTGCCGGACTTGGTGTAAAAGGTGATGGCAAAGATAATGCACATTATCCTGGTACTAATAGAACTAGATTAACTTCAGCTAGATATAATAGAGGTAATGAACGTCGTAAAGCAAGAAGATGAATGACACTTTAACCGCCCTACAAGACGATTTCAAAATGTTTTTAACTGCTTTATGGCAGCAATTAGACCTACCTCCTCCAACAAGAGCACAGTATGCTATCGCAAACTATTTACAACATGGACCAAAAAGATTACAGATCCAAGCCTTTCGAGGTGTTGGTAAATCTTGGATTACTGGCGCTTTTGTCTTATGGACGTTATTTAAGGATCCAGAAAGAAAAATAATGATTATATCCGCATCTAAAGAACGTGCGGATAATATGTCAATCTTCCTACAGAAACTTATCATTGAAACACCATGGCTCAATCATCTCCGACCGAAATCAGACGACTCTCGTTGGAGTCGCATCAGCTTCGACGTAAACTGTTCACCTCACCAAGCCCCAAGCGTAAAGTCAGTGGGCATAACTGGTCAACTAACAGGAAGTCGCGCAGATTTGATGATTTTGGACGACATCGAGGTACCTGGAAACTCCATGACCGAGTTAATGCGTGAAAAACTTCTTCAACTTTGTACCGAAGCAGAATCTATCCTTACGCCAAAAAGTGATTCTAGGATTTGTTATCTCGGGACTCCTCAAACTACCTTTACTGTTTATCGTAAGTTGGCTGAGCGTTCATATCGTCCCTTGGTATGGCCAGCTAGATACCCAAAAAGAGATAAACTCACTCAATATGAAGGACTTTTAGCATCCGAAATACAAGATGATTTAGATAATGGTGCTGAAGAATGGACATGTACTGACCCAGATAGATTTGATAATGATGATTTATTAGAACGTGAAGCTTCTATGGGTCGTAGCAACTATATGCTACAATTTCAATTAGATACTAGCCTTAGTGATGCAGAAAAATTCCCTCTCAAAATGGCCGATCTGGTTGTTACCAGTGTCAATCCTACTGAAGCTCCAGATGCCGTTGTATGGTGCTCCGACCCCTCAAACGTTATTAAAGAACTCCCAACCGTTGGATTACCTGGAGACTACTTTTACTCTCCAATGCAACTACAAGGAGAATGGTCCCCTTACACAGAAACAATTTGCAGCGTGGATCCCTCTGGACGTGGAACCGATGAAACAGCTGCCGCCTTTATATCCCAAAAAAATGGGTTCCTATACTTACATGAGATGCGAGCTTATAGAGACGGATACAGCGATAATACCTTATTAGATATATTAAGAGGTTGTAAAAAATATAATGTTACTAAATTAGTTATTGAAACTAACTTTGGTGATGGTATAGTTTGCGAATTGTTCCGTAAACACTTACAACAGACCAAACAAGCTATAGAGGTTGAAGAAATCCGTGCAAACGTTAGGAAAGAAGATAGAATCATTGATTCGTTGGAGCCAGTTCTTAATCAGCATCGTCTTATATGTAATAGGTCGGTTATTGATTGGGATTATCACTCTAATCCAAATGAAGCTCCAGAACTTCGCCTTATGTACATGCTTTTCTATCAGATGTCTCGTATGTGTAAGGAAAAAGGTGCTGTTAAACACGATGACAGACTGGATTGCCTGGCCCAAGGCGTCAAGTATTTCACAGATGCACTCTCTATCTCAGCCTATGAACAAGTTCGTTATAAAAAACAACAAGATTGGAATGATATGATGGAATCTTGGTTAGATGATCCAGAATCAGCTGTTAATCATCTCGCTTTAGGTATGGATTTAGAACAACGTAAACAAGCTCGTGGATTGGCTGATGGAAAGTCAGCCCCTACCTGGGTTTAAACGGTAACGGGTGTATACAGGGGAAGGGAAGGGTGGACCCGACCCCCTATGAGGAAGTTGTCGTCTTTCAGACAACACTTCCTCTCTTACTTAATACTTATATCCCCTATTCTACCACCAACATAACTAGAATCTTTGGATATACATATTATACTTACTTAACCATCCTATGGAGTATAAACAAATTAAATCTAAATGGTATTATATATTCTGGAGTATTGCTACTATATGTGTAGTTGTAGGACAGATTTATATAGCAAATAGTTATCGATATTTAGCTGAATTATTAAAATTAAATTTGATGTGATAAAAAAAGCTCGAAAACTTATAAAACTTCAAACTAAAGCACAAGAATGTGTATCTAGAGAGAAGGCTGTTAAATTATTAAAGAAGTATGGAAAAGCCAAAACTGCTTTATACGAGTCCACAAGGGGCCACAGTACATTCGTATAAGATAGAGGGAGGTAGAACTACCTTTGACCGATTCTTAGGGTGTTATATGGGCTCCTGTGAGTTCTATGATAGTATGGATAGAGCAATAGAAGCCTTAAAATTTTGACATAATTTTGTGAAGTGATTCTCGCAGAGCGAGTGTGAAATCCCTTCCCCCGCAGGGGGTTTCGGCGATTTTCTTTATACCTACCCTGCTAATATACCCTACTAAGTGACACTTAGCGTGTGTAATCCGTCCCACTAAATGTAAATTAGTAGTTGGCAAAGTCTCCGGCGTACTGTTACATAATTTAACAATTAGTAGATGGTGAAGTTTCTGACGTCCTGTTACATAATTTAACATAGTACAAATGTACTACCCCGCTCGCTTCGCTCGCTCACTGGCGTCTGGTCCAAGTGGGCGACGAAAGACAGTTTGTGAACTGGACTACTTGACAAGGTATGCCGACCCATGCTGTGCTAGACTAGCGAGGTGCGCAGCACCGAGCGGTCGGAGTGGTGGCACACTCCTCACCACACTCATCATAGCACAAATCCGGTACAATGTCAAGTGTATGTAATATAATGTAATATAGTACATATATACTACTACTAATAGTAGGTGTTCCGCTCGCCTTCGGCTCGCTTTGGTAGCCAATAGCGCGCATGGTGTGGCGAGTGAGCGCGAAGCGCGAACGGTAGTAGTAGTACATATGTATTATTTTGTGAGCATCTGTTGCGTTACGAAATGTTAAGCACTATTGCCTTAGTTCCTGATGTCCTCTATATTAATAATGTACAAACAAGGGATAACCACAATGGAATTAAATCTCCCTCGCTTCATTACTCTATCAGAGGACCAAGTAGAGACACTTATTGAACACTTATGTTTTACTGAGGACAATGAGGAACTAATGGCAATAGGTAGAGATATACACGAACAGGTGTATATACCTACTGAAGATTAAGCTTTCACAATAACGATTGCTCCATTAACAACACACTACACTTTAACTACCATGACTAGAAAGATTGAGCGCCAAATGATCCAGGCAATCATTGACAAGCGCGAGCACTGGGCCAATTCTAATACTCGTGTAGAGTACGACACAAAAGAGAACCTCTCAAAAGTCTTTCTACATGGCCACAGGATTGGCGAATATGACCATAGCAGTATGGGTCTTGCTCTTAACAATTGCGGCTATGAAACAAACACAACCAAATCAAGACTAAATGCATTGATTAACTTTGTTTGTGATCCCACACAGAATGGGATATTCCAAAAGAATTGGAATTGGTTCATTAAGAAAAATAACAAGGTTGAAGACTTTCCATCTGGGGCCTGGTATTCTATCTAATGAACACACCGCAAACAACTTTAGCACACTCATCAGATAGCTATTTATTACAAATCATTTCAAAAGCTTGACATCCTAACCAACTCACCCTATCATTAACACAAAGCCAGTTTGAATTGCTATGAACATCAACACTACAATCAAATCAGCATTTGGCACTGATCATGAGTACATAGTTGACAAAGCTATTGCCGCGAGTGTCCAACAATTGACAGGTAAAAAAACTGTCAGTTCTTACGATCTAGCAGCGTTAAAAGCTCTTGGCCATACTATCAACAATTCATCAGGTAATTAATTATGTTCAACTCTGACCCAAAGACTCAAACAGAGAGAGAAGCTCTTTGCATGAATTTATCATTCTTGACTGATGGTGATCATGAGTTAACCAACGCGGTTATTCTTGAATATGTTTCACTGTTGGATGAATCACGGGTAATGGATATGCTTGAGTTCACCAACCAAGAGATGAAAGCAAATGTTTAATACTTTCATCACTGAGCATTGCATGAAGCAAGTCCTTCTTGATAATGGTTGGATCGTGAGCGGAAGCTACACGAATTGTCCTAAGCCTCTTTATAACAGAATGTTAAGAGAGCTTGCCTAGCCTACCAATCTATCCTATACTAAGAGTATGAAAAAAGTTAATTCCAATTCCATGTTCAAATCTGATCTCACTCCAATGTTCAATGGTTGTGTAATGATGAACGAATCAGCTAAGCATGACCAAGCGGTTATGAATGTACTCGAAAGATTACAAGCCGAACAGTTCGAGTTCAAGTCTATCGGATCTGATCACATTACCTTTGATGAGTTCATCGGTAGGTAATTCTACCTTTGATCCTTTCCTTAAGGGTAGCGGCGTGCGTCACGCTGACCTAGGTTGTTCAACCGAGTCGCTACTCTTAATGAAGGGTTCAAGATTACTCTTCACCAAATCCAATCTTATTTTAATTCCAATGTTTGTTGACGTTCCATCCCGCTCTAGCTCAGCGGTTAACCAGCTAAAAGTAGACCTTCTTAATGGTCTTGCATTTGTAGAATTCAAGAATGGCAGGGTTTACGCTTATTCTAACATCCCGCCAAACGAGATCTTCAGTGTATTATTTAATACAGATATAAGTCTAGGCTTTTGGGTTAATCGTCATCTAGTCCAATCAGAGACTAGTCATTTAATGGATGGTGATGAATTCGATTATCACCAGTTTGATAGTTCAAAAGTAGAATTACCATCATTTGTGTAATTCACACTCATCAAGTGGCGTGCGTAAGACCTACACAAGTTGCTAGGGTGCTGTAAGTCCACATTTCTTGGTTCTATCAGTATCGCTAGGGTGCAACTCCTTAGAGAA